GGTTCATCTATCCGACTCTGCGTGCCGAGCAGCCCTACATCATCAATGAATGGGAAAATGCGTTTAGTCGAATCTTGAAGGAGTGGTAATGGCAGCAGGATCAAGAACGCTCAAGCTCTCCATTCTTGCTGACGTAGATCAGCTCAAGAAATCGCTGGCACAAGCCGATGATGATGTCAAAGGTTCGGCGTCTAAGATTGGAGATTTCTCCAAAAAGGTTGGATTGGCATTTGCCGCAGCTGGAGTCGCGGCAGCTGCATACGCAAGCAAATTAGCCATTGATGGCGTTAAATCAGCCATTGCAGATGAAGCTGCACAAGCTAGATTGGCAACGACTCTTCGCAACGTCGTAGGGGCAAGCAATGACCAAATAAAGGCCGTCGAAGGCCAGATTCTGAAATCTCAATTACTTTATGGCGTCACTGATGAAGAGCTTCGTCCATCGCTAGATCGGTTGATTCGAAGCACCAAAGATGTCAGCGAAGCTCAAAGACTTCAAGCTCTTGCATTAGATATAAGTGCGGGCAGTGGCAAAAGTCTGGAAGCGGTGTCAAATGCATTAGCCAAAGCACATGACGGGAACTTTGCAGCTCTTAACAAACTCGGCGTTTCGATTGACGCCAATATCATCAAATCCAAAGATTTCGATGCAGCAACGGCAGCTCTTGCTGCGACGTTCAAAGACCAAGCATCAATTCAAGCTGAGACATTTCAAGGCAAGATGGATCGTCTCAAAGTCGCATTTGATGAAGGCAAAGAGACAGTCGGTTCATTCATTCTCGATGCCATCACGCCATTGGTTTCAGGATTCGTCAATAAAGTCATTCCAGCAATTCAAGGTGCAGCTGGTGAAATCTCAGCCAATCTTGCTCCAGTGTTTAAGTCTCTGGGCGATTTCTTCAATAACGTACTAGTTCCCGCATTTACTGCGTTCTATAACTTCATCCGCGATTATGTCGTGCCAATTCTAAACGTCACTTTGGTTCCCATCATCAAGGCTCTATTCGATGCGTTTAATTTAATCAGCCAAGCTCTAACAGATAACAAAGACAAGCTGCAACCGCTGGCAGATGCGTTCAGAGTATTCGCCACGTTCATTCGAGACTACATCGCTCCCATCATTGGCACATTCATCAGCTCATCCATTTCGGGCATTGCTGGAGTCATTTCAGCTCTCATTGGCGTTGTTGCTGATGTCACTAGCGCAGTCAATTCAGGATTCACAAGAGTCAAAAATTTTTTCACAACAATCATCAACTATATTGCCGACACTGCTTCGGATATAATTTCTCCAATCGTGAATGCTTTCAAAGCAGCCGTCAATACAATCATTGGTTTCTGGAATAGAATTGATTTCGAAATTCGATTTACAGTGCCAGATTGGGTTCCAATCATCGGTGGCAGCACTTGGCGATCTGGCGACATATTCCCAGACATTCCATATTTGGCGCAGGGTGGAATCGTCACATCTCCAACGCTGGCCATGATTGGTGAAGCTGGCCCAGAGGCCGTGATTCCATTGAATAAGTCTGGGATGATGGGCAACACTTTCAACATCACAGTCAATGGCGCAATCGATGCTGAGGGTACTGCACGCACCATCGTCAATGTGCTAAACAATTCGTTCTATCGTGGCACGGGTGGCGCGACTGCTCTGGTGACATCGTGACCCTATGGAATCCAGTCTGGCTCGTTCAAATCGATGGTGTTTCATACACCAACTTTGTGCTGGCCAATCTGACATTTACCAGCGGACGGACAAACATCTATGAGCAAGCCCAAGCAGGTTATGTCAATCTCCAGCTCATCAATATTGACCAGACGAACATCGAATTCACAATCAACAACTCAGTCAGTATCTCATTGCAAGATTCAACTGCAACATTCGTGCCAATCTTCGGCGGAACTATTGTTGATCTGGGAATCTCTGTTGCCGACGTTGGAAGCATTGGCTACACGCAAAACGTCACCATTGTCGCACTGGGAGCATTGAGCCGACTTCCAAAAGCATTGACCGATGGCGTATTAACCCAAGATTATGACGGCAATCAAATACTTACAATTCTGCAAGATTTACTGCTCAACAACTGGAGCGAAGTCGCACCGACAGTGCAGTGGAATACCTATGATCCAACAGTTACTTGGGCAACAGCTGAAAATGTGGGCTTGGGCGAAATTGACACACCGGGCAATTATGAGCTGGCGCAACGCGCATCCAATCGAACCGACGTGTATTCATTGGTCTCAGCTTTGGCCACGTCTGGAATTGGCTACATTTATGAGTCGGCAGCGGGAGCCATCAGTTATGCAGATTCCACGCATCGCTCCACATACTTGGCAACCTACGGCTACACCGACGTCACAGCCAATCAAGCTCTGGCATCTGGCATTGCCATCCAGACCCGCGCTGGCGATGTGCGAAATTCAGTAACAGTCCAATATGGCATTTCATCCGGGAGTGAAGTCTCTGATGAGGATGCAACTTCAATTTCTGTCTATGGCCGGCTCTCACAGATTATTCAGACAACAGTTAAACATCTAGCCGATGCCACAAATCAGGCGGCATTTTATTTGGCTCTCCGGGCATATCCATTGGCCATGATGCAATCCATCACCTTTGAGCTGACAAATCCAGAATTGGACAATTCAGATCGTGATGCTCTTATCAATATCTTTATGGGCTTGCCGCTTCGAATTTCAGATTTACCACTGAACATGAACGCTGGCTCTTATGCGGGTTTCGTTGAGGGTTGGACATTTACTGCCGCGTATAATCAGGTTCAGGTGACGGCTCTATTGTCGCCACTTGCATTTAGTATTCAAGCGATGAAATGGGAAACCGTTCTGCCGCTTGAGCAATGGAATACCGTTTCAGGAACTCTGGAATGGCAAGACGCCACGATTGTGGCTTAAGGAGCGGGTATGAGTAATCCAACAAGCAACTTCGGATGGGTGATGCCGACAAACACCGATTTGGTGACGGATTTACCAGCCGACTTCGCCGTGTTCGGTCAAGGCGTCGATACAACGATGGCTGACTTAAAAGGCGGTACAACAGGTCAAATCTTGTCAAAGACATCTGCAACAGACATGGACTTCACATGGATCACAAACGACGTCGGTGACATCACTGCGGTGACAGTATCAAGCCCAATCACAGGTGGTGGAACAAGTGGTTCAGTCAATATCGCCATTCAAGATGCATCAACATCCCAAAAGGGATCAGTGCAGCTTTCAGATTCAACATCAACGACTTCATCAATCTTGGCATCAACTCCAACTGCTACCAAATCAGCTTATGATCTAGCTAATACTGCCAATACGACTGCCAACGCAGCCGTTGCTAAATCAACCGTGACCGCAAAGGGTTCAATCTTTACTGCAACGGCATCGGCTACACCAGCTCAAATCGCGGTTGGCAATAATGGCGAAGTATTGTTGGCAGATTCTTCCACCTCTAGTGGATTGCGCTATCAAGGTTCAATGGCGGGTGGAAAAAATACAATTATCAATGGCGGTATGGACATTTGGCAACGCGGTACTGCAAGCCAAACGCCTTCAAATGGTTCTCAAATGAACGTTGATAGATTTTACTTCACTGGTGCTGCTGGTGTTGTTCTTACTCAAGATACAGATGTGCCAACTTCACCATATTTTCAGTATTCGCTAAAAACAGTTGATGCTGCTAATTATGGCTTTTCTATGGGTCAAAAGATTGAGGCTGCTAATTCAGTATTATATGCAGGTCAAACAGTAACAGTCTCATTTTGGGCTAAGACAACAAGTGGAACTGCCACAATGATAGTTAATGCTTATTATCCAAGCGCTAAGGATAATTTTGCTTCTTTAACACTAATTGCATCTAACTCAATGAATACACCGACTTCAACTTGGACTAGATTTTCAACTCAATTTACACTGCCAAGTAACGTGCAAAATGGTTTAATGATTCTAATCGGTCGCGGTGCTACTACGAACACCAGTTTTTACACAGGTGTTCAGTTAGAACTTGGCAGCGTCGCTACATCTTTCCAACGCGCAGGCGGCACTATTCAAGGAGAATTAGCCGCTTGCAAAAGATATTTACCTAGTATAGACAATTCATCTGGTTCTGGAATTGCATTTGTTAGTGGTTATGCTTATTCGACAAATGGTTCTATTTTTACTGTGCCATTAGATGTGCAAGCGCGTGTTCAGCCAACTGGAGTAACTGTTAGCGGAACAATAAGTGCTTATGCACTAAATACCCCAACTGCTATGACTCCAACCTTTGACACAGCAGCCGTCACTTCTGTCGGACTTTTGGCAAGCCATACAATTACTGCTGGTCAAGGCGCGAGATTGGGAATCACGGCGGGTGCAAAACTACTATTTACAGGATGTGAGTTGTAATGGAAACTTATCTAAATTTAGACGGCATTGAGTGCGTAATCATTACAAACTCAGACGGCACTATTTGGTCAGGCTTAAAGTCTGCTTATGACGAGCAGCAAGCGGAACACTTCACACCAATGGTGACGGATGCTCCAAAGTCATAACGGATGGCCAGCATCGAAAGATGCAGCTGAAATCCACATCATCAGCGTTCCAATCGAGGGAACAAAAATCAAAGTGCGATGCGCCAAAGCCGTTGCACCATTGATTGCTGGATTCTGCAAAGAATTTCACCAGCTGATTGAACCCATTGATGAGGGTGCGCTGGATGATTGGGGTTATGCGTTCAGGATGATACGTGGCTCCACTGACAAGCTAAGCAATCACTCGTCTGGAACTGCCATTGATCTAAACGCTACGAAGCACCCGCTGGGCAAAGTCGGCACATTCTCAGCTGAAAAGGTTCCAATGATTCGCGCTCTGGCAAAGAAATACGGCCTCAAATGGGGTGGAGATTACAAAGGGCGAATTGATGAAATGCACTTCGAAA